CTCTATCCATTTTTATATCCTTCTCTCGTGATAAATTAAAGTACACCGACAGTTTATCACTTCTCCTGCTAAAGCACCATACTTTGAGTCAGAAGGATAATCCATTCGGCTACCACCTATGATAAACTGTTCTTCTTGATTTATCTCAGTTCCATCAGCAATAATGTGTGAGTCTCTTACATTACCATCTCGTACTGTAAGCCACTCTTTTGTAAGTATCAATCCAGTTTGTGTCGCAGATTGACTCATTGCAAAGTTTGATAGTGCAGAACCTTCTGTTCTTGCAATACCCATAGCTCTACCTAAGTTCTTTTTACCAATTACATTAGATATATTTCTTCTAATGTAATCTTCTGCTTTTTTACCAGTAAGACCTAAATCAGCTACTTCATCAAAACTCTTACGCAATGCTCTATTTAGATTATCTTTAGCAGTCCTACTCATATCTGGTAAGAATGTATCAAGTCTATTTTGTACAAATGCTTTTGCTTCTCTATCAAATGCTGTTCTGTTTACTGGTAGTCTTGCTCCACCCCTTCTTCTTGGATAGAAACCATCTTCAACTATTTCTTTTCTAGGTTTTCTTCTTCTTGCTCTTGCAATGCGTTCTTGTTCAGCTGGTGTATAAACAGTATTATCCTTTTCATCTGGCAAAAGATAATCAGTTTGGAAAAATGCAAAGTCAAGACACATAGATTCATATACAGCTTCTAAATCTTCCTTCCACTGTGTAGTTGTTAAATCTATCTGATTATTTACTAATGCTTGTATTCCAACTATTGTTGGTGGATTCTCTGCAAGGAACTTGTTTATTGTTTTTCTTTGACTATCCAGTAAGCCAAAGTATTGTCTTGCTAATGCAAAATCCCAATCTCCAATCAGCTTCTCATAACTTGATTGCACTTCATCTCTTGATTGCTTTGTTCTAAATCTATTTAATCTAACTTGCCACTCAGAGTTTCTGAGTAACTCTCTTCTCTTTACTAACTCTTGTGCTGATTCAAATGCTTTTTCATCTCTGATACGATTTACTTGTCTCTCTGCCCACTTCTGTGCTCTCATGCGATTACTTCTATCTAGGTCTCCACCCCAGAGCAACCAAGCTACTTGACCAGCTGTCATTCTTCCTTCTCCACGCAGATACTCATTTGCTCTTGGAGAATCTAAATCAGATACATGTCTCTTGAACCATGCATTCATTCTTATTACTTTATCTTCAGATATTTGACCATCTCTCATAAGTCTGGCTTCTCTCTTAGTTCTCTCTACTAATCCATCTCCAGCAAACTCAAGATTATCTAAACCACGCTGTGCATTCTTCCGAATGAACTCTGGAACAGTACCAACTTGTTTTCCTTCGAAGGATTTGGAACTCAATGGGTGGTTGCTTGGAAGCAAATCCCTATCGTAAGGTGTCCTTCTGAACTTACCATTGCGTAATGCATATAATAGTCCATTGACTCTTGCTAATGCCCATTGGTCTGCTGAACGAACATTACCCCTTACTGATGCTGGATTTGTTCTGTATGCTCCAATTCCTCTTCTAAAACATGCTTCCAGCATTCGAAAGGTTGCACGATAGCGTGGATTGTCTGCGTTATGTTCTTCTACCTTGTCTCTAAGTATTCGCTCAATTCGAGCAGAAACTTGCTTGTTCTCTTCAGTCCTAAAATCAGCAATTTTTCTAAGTCTGCTAACTTCAATTTCAACATCTCTATCAGTTTCACTATGACCTCCATTCTCTAATATTGCCCATACTCTTATGTTTGCTGTCTCATCTTCTCTATTGAGACTTTTGATAATTCCATTTGCGATGCTTGGTTCTTGTGGTGGTTTAGGTATCGACCAGCTTACTGCATCTCCAATACTTAAATCTTCAAGCTGTGCCATAGGTAGTTCTATTAGCTGGTCTTTGATTATCTTCTAATGCTTGTTCGTATCTTGCATGAGTAGAACAAGGCATATAGACTGTGTTACCATCTCTGTCTATTGTATGAGTTCCTTCACAACCTAACTCTTCTGCTCTACTCTCAGCTTCTTCTTTTGTTGTATAAGTATCTCTTGCAACGATTGCTTTTGGATTTTCACTGAATCTTGATATTTGTTCTAATCTGGCATTTGCTAGTTCTCTTGTTGGGTAACAACCCATATTCCTACCAGACACTTCAGCAATCACACAAAACTGATTACCTATCTTCCTCACTACCTTATCTTCAAATCTCTTTTCTTCGTTCTCTTCCATATCTTCTGTAACAACTTCTTCTGTTTGTTCTTCTGCTTCTTCTGTTTCTTGTTCTGGCATCTCCATGTCTGCTTGTGTTGGTATTACAGAGTTTGATACATAATAAATATCTTGACCTTCGTTAGTTGGTAGTCCGACTTGACTTCTTGCTTCTGCAATAGTTATCCAACCACCTTGAACTCCGATGTTCAGTTTTTCATACATTTCTCTCTCATCAGTCTGCAAAGCTCTTACTTCTGAGAAGTCATACTTTGCAGATACATTCTGATTCTCTGTATAGTCTGGTATCAAAACTTGTTGTGTTAATTCTTCTGCAATCATTCTCCATAATGGAATGAGCTTTTGTTCTGTAAAGAACTCTCTGAGCTCTGATGTATTATTATAAGTTGCTCTCTCAAGTCCAGCACCAAGTCCAGCTAAGATTGCTGGTACTCCAAGCACTGCTGATATTCTCTCTTCTGGAACTCTTCTCAATGCACCAATATCTAAATCTTTTGGAGAGAAAGCTAACTTCTCTACATTCATTGAACCAGATAGAATCAATGGCTTACCTTTGTTTTTGCCACCAACCTTCTGTTGATATGTTCTTGAAATCTGTTCTGCTTCTGTTTCTGTTAGACCATAATCATCTTTTGGTGTAATCAACACTGATGGTACACCAGAGTTTGCAAGTAGAGCTGTTGCCATCTGTCCAGCAGACTCATCTCCATAGATTTCTCTTAATACTGTTTTCAGTGGAGAGTAACCTTTTTTATGGTCTTTTGGGTCAAGTCCTAACTTGAAGTGAACCATGTTCTCATTGTTGATGACCATAGTTCCATCATCTAATTGATATTCATATCTTGTTACTAAACTCTCTTTGTCTCCTTTTGGAGTAACTTGCTCTGGCATCAATGGATATAATGCGACTAACTGTCCAGCTTCATTCTTCATCTTCATCAGATATGCATTACCAGATACATGCATTGCATTGATTATGTATTGTTGAATAACATCTCCAGACATGTAAGGATTAGGTCTACGCATCAACATTGTAAATGGGTGGTTTGCCATAATTTGTTCTTGACCTTCATCATCGGTCAGCATTACTTGTAATGTTGCTTCAGAGAATGATATACCTAAAAGTTGCAGACAAGCTGTAACTGCTGAGTTTGATTCTCCATTCCCAAGACCAGATAAGTTAAAATCTCCAGCAGATGAGTTCCAACCTAGTATGTAAGAAGAATTACCATACACTAAATCGTTTGGGTCATTTCTAAAAAAATTAAATCCAGTAGCTCTCTTGACTTGTCTGTCATCTCTGAATCTACGAGTTCCGAAAACTATATCTCTGAAACTTCTTCTCTCTGCCATCTAATATGCCTTTATTTGTTTCCTTCTTGCAACTTGCAACACTGCGTAAGCCAAACTATCAACTTGGTCATCATGCTCTCCAGATGGGAACTGTAACAACTCCTTCTCCAGTTCAGAATACCATAAACTATCGTTAGCAAAGAATACCATAGATGCTTCCATTTTCGCACTCAATGGCAAAGCTCTCGATAACTTATCTTTATCTGCCTTTAACTTTACTATCGGTAGAGAAGTTTGTCTGCGTATTATCTGAATTAGAGCTAATTGAAACCCAGCAGATTCTATGCCAATCTTTTCTGGTTGCCACTTCTCATTTACTTTTTCGAGCAAACTGATTATCTCTGGTGCTTCTACTTTATCTCTTACGACATCAAGAACATAGATTCTATCCTTCTTATCAATACCTATTGTTGTAGCCACTGTAAAATCAGCAGATGTCTTAGTTGATGTTGCTAAGTCCACAGCTGTTACTATTCGTAAATCTTCTAACCTTACACTATCTACATCAGTTGTCAGATAGACAAAGTCTTTGTAGTTATCATTCTCATCAAACTCTGTTTTCTCTTCTCGATGGTAATACTGAAACCAATCTGCTTTGATAATCCCACCTACTTGGTCTACGAACTTAGCTTCATACTCTTGACTGAACAAGAAGCTACCTAGTTCTTTTTTTGCTTCTACTAGCTCATTCTTATCTATTGTTGGATTATCGTAAGTAGAGAATGTCCATCTCTCCCAATCATCTTTAGCTTCTGCTTCATCATACAATCTCTTAAACCAGTTCTGTACTCCTTTTGGTGTTGATATAAATACAGCAGAACCTAATCTATCTGATAAGGTTGGTCGTAATACTTCCTTCCAAGTCTGTTCTTTAATAAATGCACATTCATCAAGCACAACTAAATCTAATCCAGCACCACGAAGTCTATCTGGTGCATCAGCTGTCTTTACTGTAACTTGACCACCATTACCAGTGTTTATTGTTTTCTCTGATTCTCTTACTTCTAATCCATAAGAATATGCAAAGTATCTTAGTTCTCTCCAACCTTCCAAAGCCATAGCGTAAGTTGGTGCAACCCACCAAGCTCTTTTACCATCTAATGCATAAAGTATGCATAATGCAGTTCCTAATTTTGTTTTACCGAATCTTCTACCAGCAACGACTATCTTGAATCTCTTTTTTGATTTAGCTACTTCAAGTTGTGATTTGTGTAACTTAGGAAGTTCCCATTCAACAATTTTAGTTTTAGAAGTCGTATCCATCTCTTAACCATCTCAACATATCAGAGAACAGTTCTTCTATCTGCTCTGGTGGAATCTGTGATATGAAGTATATAGCTGGTGGTGGCATAGGTATTACATACTGCACAGCTTCTTCAAATGTCTTTTGTGATTCAAGCTCTACATCATAGAGTTGCTCCATCACAATATCTACAAATTCATTATTGATTTGGTCATCAGTCATAATCATCAATATTAGCATCATTGACATTTTCCTGCTGTTCATGTTGCACATGTTGCACATCAAGGTCATCTATGACCCCATCTGGAAGTTCATTTGCTAACTCTCCATCACTAAATCTTATAACATTTACTACATTTTCTTCAGTAGATAAAACTACTTTGCTTGTATCTCCAAACTGTTCTGGGTATCTTTTTTCTAGTAACCATTGCAAAGCTCTTGGGTTTCTATCTTCTTCTCCGATTTCTCTAATTTTTTTGACTGTATCTACTTTGAATGTTGCTTCTATTCTTGTAATCTCATCAAAAAGTTTTTTGTAAATTTCATCTCCACTCTCTGCTTTTTTACTCCAACGATGGTAAGTTGCTCTATCTATTCCAGCGTAAGCACAAGCATCTTGTATATAAGAACCTTGACTAATAGCAAATAACAGTCTCTCTTGCACATCATTATCAAGAATTTTATTTCTTTTTCTTATTCCGAATATGTTTCTATCACTCATCTCTTATCTCCACTGGATTATACATTTGGTACTTCAATGTTAGTTCTTCCCCAGCTTTTATCTTTTGAATTGTTTGTAAATACATTTCATGCCCAACTTCTCTAAGTTTACAGTTTGGTTCTTCAGAATGATTTATAAATCCACCCAATGGAGTTCTGATATATCCATTCAAGTAATCTTTATGCTTGACATGACTAACACCAAGCGTTTTATTTTTATCTATGAACTCTAATGCAAAGAGTCCTAGCCCTTCAATATTACTTTTTTGTATTGTAATGTTCTCTGGCAAAGGTTTGTATTTCATCTTCTGTAAGTTCATCATCAAGGTCATCGAGCAAATAATCATCGAACATTATATTTTATCTTCTTTGATTAGCCACCATGCAAACGCATTTACTCCTACAACCACAAGGATTACAAAGAGAGTGTCCATTATTCTGGTAATGCTTTGCAAATCTGTAAGTATTGATTTACTAAATCATCTGCATCATCAACAAGATTGATTCCTTCTATACGCATATAGTTAAGTTGTTTTATTATTACTTCTTTAAATACAGTGTCATCAATCTCTGCATCTATTGCATCTAATCTTTTAAATCCATCTGGGTAATTCATTCTTCTTCTCCTATTTCTTGTCCATTCAAATCAAGCAGAACTTCATCTTCAGTGATTTTATAAATATCAAATATATCTCTCATTCTTCTTCCTTAACTTCTTCAAACTCAGTATCTATATCATCAAGCTCTACAAACTCTACTTGTGCATTACTAAGATTCAGATGTGGGTACATATTCTTTAGTTCTTGTATTGAATCTAAAACTTCAATGACATCTTTTGCCAACCAAGTTTTTCTCCAAGTACCAGTAACTATTGCTTTTTTAATCATTCCTATCCTTCCAACACTTTGCAGAACTATTCCAATGATGTTCTCCAGACTTATAGAATAGCCAAGAACTCATCTTTAAATTGAAATCTGGGTCTTTTCTGTCTCCATACCACCCAAGTTTCTGTGAAATCCAGTCGTATGTCGAATCATTTATCTGCATCAAACCGACATCAGTTGTGCCATTTGTGTTATATCCGACAGCTTTTGAGCGACCAGATGACTCACAAAACATGATTCTACTAACTTTAATCACATCTTCCTCTCTAAAGTATTTCTGTATCAAGGGTTGCCAGTGTGAGACTGAATTTACTTGGAACTCAATCTTCTTACAATCCTTGTAATCGTAAATGACTTCTGGAGTAACTGGTTGATTAAAAGTTATTAAGCAACTAATTACTGGATAAAGAAGTATCTTCATACTCTTTTAGTCTGTCAATATCTATAATCCCTTTTGGCAAGTTCCTATAAATGATATTGTCATCATTATCCATCAAAAGTAGTCTTACTTTTGTACCATCATTCTCGATAGCTATTCTTTTCATACAAATATTATAAATCAATAATCATTAAATTTATAAAATTTTAAGATTATCCCAACCATTTTTTGACAAAGTAAAGGTCAATACTCCATGAGAAGTAGTCAATCCACTCCTTGCTTCAAGTTCTACTGATGTATCTAACGATGGTGCTTGAAACCATGTTTTACCACGCTCTGTTAAAACTCTTAAATGATGATAGTGTCCAGTAACAAGGTAATCAGATTGTATTCTTCCAGCATGTCCTTGATTCTTCCACCAATTCATAAGTCTGCCTTCTATTCCAGAACCACCAGAAACCATGTGTCCATGATAAAAAGTAATTCTTTTACCTTTTATTTCTAAAGTTAAATGATAATCATCTGGTACGACAGTTTTTACATGCTTGTAACGCTCTCTACCTTCAATTATTTCTCCAACTATTTGAAATATTGCAGTATCAGAACCATCTAATCTTGTCGTTGCAACAGTTGTTTTTCCAGTTCTATATTCTGAATGGTTGCCAATGACAGCTCCAATAACTATTTTTGGTGCTAATCCTAATAATCCATCTAAAACTTCAAGAACCATTTTTCTTGCTAAGTGTTCTTGCTCTGTTCTTGTCAAACTGATGTTAAAATTTTGGTGGTCGAAGAAGCCAAAAGTGCATTCAATAAGGTCGCCTAAACCTATGATGTAAATTTCATCAACTACTTGACCAATCTTTTTAAGATTTTTTATTTCTCTTTTTGCTTTTACAATCGCATTTCTTATGTAATCAATCGTACTATCTACACCCCAATCAGCTCCATACTCTTCTTTTCCAAACTGCCAGTCTGCACAAAAAAACATATATGCTAGTTCTCCAGTGTCTTGTGATACCCTAATTGGTTTTTTCTTTTCAATCTGTCGTTCTAATTTTCTAAAAAATTTATTATGATGTGGGTTTCTTTTCTTGATGATTGCCTTGAATGCATACATATCGACAATCTCTCCACCTTTGATTTGTGTCTGCCAAGTAGAGAATCGTATTTTATCTTCTTCTATATAAAATTCTTTTGAATCGTAACCCCAAGACTCCAGAAGTGAATTGAACTTGAAGTTATCATCATGTGGTTGAACATGAGTAAGCTCTCCAGTGTTAGTACCATAGTCATAATCTATTCGTGGCTTCCAACCACTTGGATAATAATTGTTTCCTAGTTCTTGATTATGCTTGACTTCCTGTTTCTTCTTAATTATTTTTTTAGCTTTTTCAGTCATAGACCTTCAAACATTTGTTCGATGTCAGTCTAATGGAATATCTGGTCGATGGAAGTTTATAAATGGAGCTGAGTAAGGTGTTCAACAAGGTAACCTATTATCTATCGCTAGATGAAAGGAGTATCTACACCTGTCCGAAGTTCTCCTTCGACTCTATTCCTTACTCTTGCTCCTGTTGTTAGCTATTGGTTGTTTGCTTAGAAATTTCTAAACCACAAAATCGGCATTTCTCAATTACATCTAAGTCAATCATGTGGCAACCATCAGTTGCACAATCATGCTTCTTTGGCTCTTGCTCGACATAACTGTCAAGTAATGACCAATGCTTTACTAAAGCATAAGGTGTAAGTGTCATACCTTTAAAGTGCTTTTTATATTGTACTACCCTGCTAGGAATTTCATCTGCTTTTGCACCAGCTTCTCTTAATTGCTTAACACATTTATTCCACCCAGCTCTCTCTGTTTGGGTCTTTGGTGTGTAACCAATAGATTCTGTTAGTGCATTCCATAGAGCTTTTCTATCTTCCAAAGAATGACTATGGTTAGATGACTCTAGTTTGTGGGTCTCTGATGAACTTGGGCTAGGGTCAGATTTGACACTGGGTAGGTCATATATGACACCTTGACTCCTATAAACTGTGTAGAGATTTGAAGTTTGTTCTCCAGTTGCCTTATCAAATCTTTTTTCTGATTTGATAGCTGAGATACTTTTTAGTTCCTTCAAAGCTCTTTTTATAGTTGAATCAGAGACATTGAGTCTCTCTGCAAGTGTTCGTATGCTTGGGAAGCAAGTACCATCTTCTTTATCTGCATAGCGACACAACACTGCATAGACTCTGACAGCTTGTGCCGAAATAGGTGCATCAATGACCCATTCTGGCACAATGCTGAAATATATATCTGACTTTATATAATCCATCTAAAATGGTGGTGCATCATCAAGATTGACTGGAGTGTTCTTTTGTTTCTCAATCAAGTCTTGAAATGTCTGAATAAAGTCAGAAGCATCAGATATAGTCATACTGTTTGTATCAACTTTATCTTTGTACTGTTGCTGTTGCTGAATAGTAAGTTTGTTAAACAGACTGCTCACAAAGCTCTTCTGCTTATCAGAAGCTGGTCTGTCCTTACCACCAGAATAATTACTGCTTCCAGAATCATAAGATGATTCAAAGCCATACTTATCCCACATTGCATCTGCATACTTATAGGTGTAATCCATGATTTCACTCATTTGTATTTTTTCAGCAACACATAATTCGATAGCTCCTTTGAATGCACATTGTGCAACAATCGCTCTATCCTTGCTCATATTTCTTCTCCCTTCTTTTTTTCTGTTCTTCAAATCTGGCATCATACTTATCTTTGTACTTGTTTGGATAAGTATTGTTTCTGATTACTTTATAGTAGTCTCTTGTCCAGATTTTTTTCTTTTCTTTATCAGAGAGATATGGATACAGTGCAACCTTCTCTTCGTTGGTAAGCACTGCCCATTCTCTCCAATGTTTTACTTCAGCTCTCATTTGAAACCAAACGAAGCTGTGTTTGCTTTTCTACTTCACTGGGTAAACTTCTTAGGTAGTAGAAGCATAGACCCTTCTTCTTAGATGGAAGGGTTACAATATCCCAACCATCTCTTCTGAGATTGTGAATAGAAGAACCAAATCTTGAAAAGTTCAAATCATAAATGAACTCTCCATTTGATATTGGTTCTGCATCTCTATACCTTGTCAAAACATATTTAACTTTTTCGTGCTTTGACTTAGCGTAGTCTGGTATTGGTTGTCCTCTAAAGAATACGCTCATTGTTCTAACCTATTCTTTGCCCAACCATCTAACTTGGATTGAACGAACTCATCTGAGTTTGCCCAGTCCTTGATAGTATCTTCTGTCCATATTGGTGTTCGCCCACCAGAAACAGTCCACTCTGGATTTGGTAATCTACCAGCGTGATTCCAACTTCCAATAGTAGCTCTATCTACTCCTAGTAATTGTGCGACTTCTTTGACAGACAGAAGAACTAATTGTTCTGTCATTTTTCTCCTTTGTTTTAGTATTAAATAATAGTATCACAAATCAACGATTAGTAATACCGATTTGCTCATCAGTTGCTCTGACCCAATATGGAATACCATATTCATCTGCAAATCTTTTTTGGTTAGCTCTGTCAAGTTTTCTCTCAGCATGACTAAGAGCAATCCAAGCTCCAAGAAGCGTGAGACTGAATCCGAACAACAATGATGATGCTATAAGCTCATATAATTCCATTGAATAAATAAAATCCATTATCATTCTTCCTCACTCTCTGCACTCATAAGTGGTAATACTTTTGCATACACTCTTACTGTGCCACCTTTGTACAATTCATCACTTCTTACACGAAATGACAAAAGTAGATTTCTTTGTATCAACTTCTTTTTCACATTTGCAAAACCAGTAGTGATACTATCTTTTTGCTTCTTGTAATCTGTTGGTGTACCCATTTTGTTTTGTTCGTAAACGATGTACACCTTGCCAGTGTTAGACACAAGTGTCCTTAAAATAGATTCAGTAAAATACTTTGACTTGATAGCATTTTTATCGAATCCTTGTTTAATCTTTGGAAAAGAACTGCCATCTTCCCAAAGTATTGGTTTGAACTCTCTCATAAGTCCATCTCCCTTCTTGCTTGTTTTTTTAGTTTTTCCATGAACTCAATCTTTGCCAATGCATCTTCATACTCATTTCGTAAGTCTTTAGATTTATCATCATCGACTGAATACATAACCTTTACTTGTCGATTTCTCAATCGAGTATATAAAGATTCTTTTTTCTTGTTGAGATACTTCAGTTGGTCTGTTGCAAAATCCAATAAGTCTTTTGGTGCATCAGCTGATAGTCCATCAACAATATTTTTGGTAGTTACATCTTGATACCCTTTTCTGTAACGCATACGCTCCCATTCTTTTACAGCTTGGTTGTAACGCTCTTTTGAAAACTCAATACCAAGAAGAGCATTAACACCTTGTAGATGCATCAAATATTCTTTTGATGTATTCAAGTGCATTATTTCCTTCTTAGCATTTGGGCAATAGACTGCTCTCCAAATGACACCATTAACTTTACGCTGTTTTATCATGTCTCCCTTGAATAGGTAACGCCAACAAACATCGCATCTGGTGTCAATTTTTGAAGGATATTGAACCCAATCATAACTCTCGTTTGGATTGTAACCTTCATCATCTGTCAGATTAATCTCTGCCATTATTCTCCTTTGTATTTTTTTGTGCGATAACTAGCGTAGCTTTGTGCTACGACAGAATAGTTACCATAGAGCCAATGAGTATTATGTATGTATTAGTACGCATAATAAGGGCAATCCCCATTGACTCTAGCTAATTACTCTTCTTCTTGTAATCTAAGTTTTTCCATCTTCTCTTTGTTCAAAGATAAAATTTTTCTTTGTAGTTTCTCTACTTTGATTTCATCTTCTCTATTCATTCTTTTGTCCTATACTTCAATCTTTTACCATTGAAGATAACTCGACCACGCTTCTTGCTTTTGAGTTTTCTTCTCAATGCTCTGTTCATATCTCAGCTCCATTAGCAAAGTCAGCTAGACATGAATAGCAAAGAGTCATCTTAGAATGTGTCATATCTATAATGTCGCTTGTTAGACCACATTGTGAGCATTCTATTAGAACTCTCTTACTCATTCTTCTTCTCCATGTATTGATTCAGTTTGAACTTCAAACTGACCGACAAGGATATTCTTGTTCTCAACATCTCTCCACTTGTCATACCCAAGCTGAATGTTCTTATCAAACATCTGGCTATATGCTTTGTATGCTTTGTCATAAGAGTCTGCTTCGATTGTGAACTCCACTGTGAAGTTCTCTTTAAATGTGTATCTATCAGACATAGCTCTCCACAATGTCAATCTTTAGATACTTTACTGTTTGTGCAAGGTCGAAATGTTTGTTCTTGACTTTTGTGTCAATCAAGCAATCGATTATCTGCTTACAGTATTCTGCATCTGACCATATCTCATCGCTCTCTGGCATTGATGGTGCATCTGCATATCTATCAACGATTTCTTTTGAAATCATTTCTTTTATTTCTTCCATAGTTTCTCCTTTAGTTTTTAGTGATACATAAGTATCTATCTACCCACCGAGTAGATGGGCAGTTAGATAATTACTTATCTAAGTTATTGATTAATGTTTTTATATCTCTTGATATTTCCCATTTTTCATAATTGATTTGGTTAGCTGGGTTGATTTCCTTCCACAATGACATATCAATGTTTCTTTGAATGTATTTCAAAGACAATACAATCAACTCTATGTCTATTTCTTTTTTCATTTTTTCTCCTTTAGTTTTTAGTGATACATAAGTATCTATCTGCTCTCCAGTAGAGAGCAGTTAGATAATTACTTATTTGTTGTAATTGTAAGCTGAATATGTGTGAATGACACTATCATCAAATCTATCCTTTGAAGGTTGTTTGTCATCAACATGTATATCAGCATCATCATCATCAGCATCAACTAGAGTCAATGTGATTTTGTACTTTGCACCATCAAGTTTTGGAAAATGCATTAGACCCAAACCATTAAATCCATCATAATAAACTGGATTATCATTTAGGTCTATATACTTATGTCCAAAGTGATTTGGCTTGATTGGGTGGAAGTCTCCATCATATTTGAAATGTGGAACTCCACTGTCATCAACATAGATTGGTTTTCTGACTGTTGCATCAGTTTTCCATTGCCATGCGTTGTAGCTTTTCACTAATTGCTTTTTTGGTATGTATGCATAATATTTTGTTTTCTTCATTTTGTTTTCTCCTTTTTGTTTTTTGTATTGATACTTGTATAAGTATCTATCTGCTCTCCAGTAGAGAGCAGTTAGATAATTACTAACTTAGTTTTCTCTCAAGTTCATAAGCAATCAAAGCAACATTGATTACATTTTCTTCAACAGCTTTAACCAATGTGTGATTGGTTGCAATTAAATTTAAAGCAAAAGCAATGTCTCTTACAACTGATTCATCACTGCTTGTGATTGCTTTAAGTTCTTCTCTAATTTGTACTTTGTTCATTTTTTTCTCCTTAGTTTTTAGTAGGAACTGATTGTTCCAATCTGCCCACCATAAGATGAGCAGTTTGCAAAAATCTTTTTTTCCTTGAGACCCTTTTTCTTTGGGTGCTTGGCTTTGCCTTTTCCCAACTCTCCAGATTTCTCTGTCTAGTCTCTGCTGAAGGTGGAGAACCTTGAATTCTGATTGTGTTCTCAATGCTTCAATACTATTAAGTATAACAAATAATTAATCAATGATTGTTAATTTTTAATATTTCTTAAAAAAAAATACAAGAAAAACCCAATGATTATAGGGTTTAAAAAAGTGGGAAAAAAAATCTTTTTATTTAGCCGAAAAAAGCCATTAATCCTGTCAAAGAAACTACACCAGCAGTTACCCAACCGAACAGCTCTTGTCTGCCTACCTTCTTATCAACCTTATCTTCAAGGTCATCTATCCTATCGTGTAATCTGTTCTGACCTTCAAGAAGAAGATGGAGCATTTCTTTTTGGGTGTAGCCATTACCAGCACTCATTTTCTAAACCTAATTGTGAGTAACCATATAGCAAGAGTGATTATCGTGGCATAAAAAGTAATGGTTCTTGATGCTCCACTCAAAGTCAAAATTGAAATTATTAATCCTATGAGAGTCCATGCAAGATTTAAAGTTTCTCTAACTCCTTCTACAAGCCACTTCCAAACTTTTTGAATCATACTGTTTTCCTTAATAATGCAAGAGATGCAATCCTTAGTAAAAGAGTTGGAACTATAACTTCTTGTGCCTTCTCTTTTTGTTGAGTCGATAGGTCATCAGTTATATTTCTAATATTTACATCTCCTAAATCAACATCAATAATAACACTAAAGTCTCCATCGGCTAAAGACTCAAATGTAATTTCTGTTGTGATGTCTGCCAAGTTGTAATCTTCTATGTCTGCATTTTCTATTTTTCTCTCAACAAATTCATCAACAGCTTTAGCAACTGTCTTATCTGTTTTGACTGCTGTTGCAATCACTTCAACATCTTTTTTTTCTTCAAACCCTAGTACATCTGCAACGACTTCTATTTGTTCTTCTGTTAGTTCTTCTTCAGATGCAATCTCAATAACTTCTTCTACAACTTGTGCTACCACTTCAATAGTTTCTTGGCTAACAGTTGCAAGATTCTCCACTCCGACATCAGCAATCTCTTCAACAATTTGTATGACTTCTTCTGTTTCAAGTTCTTCAACATATTCTTCTATTGCTTCTTCTTTGGCTTCTTCATATTCGATGAGTTCTTCTTCTGTAAGTTCTTCGAGTTCTTCTTCATCTAATACTTCTACTATCTCTTCTATCTCGATTACTTCTTCAATAACTTCTTCTAGCTCTTCAATCTGTTCTGCAACCACTTCTTCAAGAAATATCTCTTCATCTTCTTCGGTAATATCTTCCATCTGTAAAACTTCAAGGTCATCTTCGGTCTCTTCTTCAATAAGAACTTCATCTTCTCTAATCTTGTCATCTCTAAATATCTCTTCATCTGACTCATCTTCTATCTCCAAATCCATTTCTTCAAGCTCTTCATCTTCGAATACAACAAATACATCTTCATCATCAAACTCAATTTCAATTTCAAATAACTCATCTTCAATGCCAAACTCTTCTTCATAATCTATCTCTTCCAGTTCAAGTATAACTTTGATGAACTCATCAGCTTCTTCTTCAGATTCAAACTCAAGTATTTCCATTGTATCTTCAAGCTCAAGAGCTTTTGCATCTCGTTCCATTTGTTCTTTAAGTTCTCTTTCATACTCTTCATCATCAAAGTCATCTTCCATTTCAACAAATAAAGTATCATCTCCAGAAAACTCTTCTCCGAAAAACTCTTCTTCTTCGATAATCTCAATGTCATATTGTTCTAAATCTCCACGCTCAATCTGTGCATCTGTTAGTTCGACACCATACAGAGCATAATTTTTGGCTCTCTCATTCATTCTGTCGAGAGTTCCATCATCTATCTCTCCTTGAGATAGTTCTGTTTCTTCCCCAGAATCTAATATTACTACAATTACTTCTGGTTCTGGCTCTGGTTCTGGTTCTGGCTCTGGTGCTTTTGGTGGTGGTGGTGGCAAAGTTGTTGTAGTAGTTGTTGTTGTAGTAGTTGTTGTAGTTGGTTGAATGTATTTGAATGATATATCATCAACCAAAGTCCAATCATTTAGAGTCAAAGTAAACTTATCAATAAAAGTATCTAAGGTTGTTCTAATGTTGTAAACAACAATTTCATACATTGTTTCAGCTGTTACAAATCCTTGAGCATCAATAGTATTAGTTTGAGTTGTCTCATCAGTATGTGTGTAAGTTACTTCAGCTTCATTATTCAAAGCACCAATAGTAAAACCTACTTCATAAATCTCAATATCAAGTTCTTCTTCATCAACAGTCGTTGTTTCTGGTAAATCAAATTCATAAGAGCCAGATTCTCCACCATGCTGTTGAAATTCTATATTTATACAGTAATCAGTGCAACCATAGTAACCAGACCAAGTATTGTTGTAATCAATATTATTCTCTACTTCGTTTCCATTTATGTCCAACTCATCTTGTGGAATGACCATATCAGTAGATTGTTCGTATGATTCTGGGATAGTAGTAGTTGTAGTTGTTGATGTAGTGCTACTTGTAGTCGTTGTAGAGCTGTTTTCTGGCACAGTTGTAGTAGTTGTGGTAGTAGTTGTACCATCAAATGTCTCTACTTCTTCTACTTCTCCTTCTGGAATCGTAGTAGTAGTTGTACTGGTTGTTGTTGTAGTTGTACTGTTATCTTCGTTTGCTAAAACTGGGAAGGGATAAATTAAGGCAAGACAAACTAATATCCTTGCTAGTTTATTAGATATGTTCTCCACTTAAGATAAACTATCCCCCACAGTTACATGCACCACAACAGTCCATTATTACCCTTCGTAACTATACTTTGGATTTTTTTGTTCCAAGCCATTCTGAATCACACTCAAAAAACTTGACAAGAAGGCAACCCCAATGAGTTCTAATGCATTTGCATCTATGATTCCACTGGTGTTAGCTAAATACAATGAGATAGCTGACTGTAATCCAGTTCTGAATGCTTTTGACAAAATAAATTTCCAATATTCTTTATTTTTCATAGTCTCCTATTCTTCTTCTACTGTACCACCAAATTGCCTTCGGTTATAATCTATACACTTTTTATTCCCACAAACCCATTTGGTTGTAGTAGCGACATAAAGAAGTTCTGTTTTACATTTTGGGCAAGTGATTTTCATGGGAGACCCCCAGAGCTAAATTATGTTCTTCCCTTCGAGTTTAGCTTCTAGTATCTTCAGATTCCCATTAATCTCAGAAATTTTTTCGTATATATCCATCGCTCCAATCATATTTTGTGGAGACTTGTTTGATAATTCTTTTCTTACTTCTTCATCAACAATTTTTTTGATGTCTGCTTTTTCATCTTGAGCTGGATAATCCCAATCAATTATTTCAAGTTCAAGTCCTTCTTCTAAGACTGCATCTCTTAAAACTGGATAGATTCGCTCAAAAGATTGTCTTGAGTTAGAAACCCAACCATCTTTTTTTAGAACATTGTTCTCTTGAGAATCCCCTGTAATGATGCAACCCAGACTCGAGTCATCGGAATTTCCAGCATGAAAATATACATAAGTGAATGGCTCTCCAGAATATCCAACAGTATCTTGTAACCATAACATTCCTTTGAACCAGTCTTTACCATACTTGGCTTCATACCTTGCTCTATAACGAGCTGTCATTGACCCTTCTTCTCTAAGCAACACTTTATAAGTTGTATTGCCTTTTATACGAGTTTCTCCCTTGACTTTTTTTAATCTGTACTCATCTTCAATGGTATAACAGAGAAACTCTTTTGTACCATCATCGTTAGCTTTGAACAATGCTCCAGATGTAGAATCTTCTTGAGAAGAAAACCTAAGTAATATTATTTTCATTAGCTTGGTTTTGGATTATCTGTTTTGACTTTTTTGATAGCTTTGTACCACTCGCCAGTTTTATCTAGCTTACCAGCATCAATATCCCAATAGAGTTGGTCTAGCTGGTCTGATATAGCACCATACGCTTCTTGCCTAGCAGAAATGTAGCCGAACTGTTGTTCTTCCCATTTAGCATTCCCTAAATCAATCTTTGCTTGAGCGTAGTCATCATCAGAGAACTCCATTCTCTCATTATTAACTTGCTTATACAAAGGAGAATTTGCTTCTATCTCTGCATCTGCTTGAGCTTGTAGCTCTTCTTTTGTTGCCATAATTTACCTTTCTTTATCTTAGCTTACTTATATAAAAATCTATTTCACAAGACCAAAAAGTTGAAACTTGCCACCTGCAATATTATCTGTATTTGCGAAGAACTGTATGCCATCACAAGTTTGTGTAACTGTATGTACTGCACCACCCTGTGAGCCATTAACTGTTGGTGTTCCCCTGTCATCAAAATTTGAACTCTCTTTTGTTATAAATGAAAACTCACTTGAATTACTAAAATTAAAACAATATATAATACCATTTGCTTGACTGCCTGTAACTGTACCATCTAACGATGTGTTTGCTATATCCCAAGATGTTTCATTGGTTGCATTATTATTATCAAAACTTCCATTAGATTTTAAACCCATACTTGCTCTATCATAATTAGAGGTTGTATCAGCAGTACCAGAAACAGTTACCCTAGCTCTAAATCCTGTATTAGAACTTGTTGTAAATGTAACATTATTAAAAATAACTTTGTAAACATCAAAGGTACTATCAATACCAACTAAAGATACAGTTGAAGTTGATGTACTTATTGTTGTTTCTTGAATCAAAACTAAACTACCAGACATTATCTAATTCCATATACTGACACATTTATATAATTAAAATCATTACTTCCTGCCGACATTTTAAAATGTATTCCAGAAATTATTTCAGCAGTATGATGAACAAATATACCTTTTGTTCCAAAAAGTTGAGTACCAGATGTACCACCACCACTTTGAAAATTTCCAAATGTAAAACTTGAACTATCATCTGCATTATAAATATAAAGTACCATAGTAGCTCCAAAATCTTGGTCGTACCCAGCAGATATCATTGAAGCAGTTGCAGAAGCATTTTCTAAATAATCATTATAAGACCTCATACCCAAAACTGCTTCATCATATTCGCTACCTGTAATGATAGAACTTGAATTATCTATAAGTTGAAATCCAAAATAACCATCTGTTGAATTACTCTCAGAATTTAAAGTAATTTTATATACATCATAACCTTGATTAAAACAATCAGTTACAGAGAGAGTTGTAACATTTGTTGCACTTGAAGATTTAATAAACTGTAAATTAGTAGCCACTAAAAACTCCGAATCCCATAAAGAGATATATCGCCTGTCATTGTACCTGTAACTGAAGTGAACCTGATACCATCAACTGTACTTTTTTGTGGTAAAACTCCACTACCAAATCTCATTTTATAAGTTGTACTTAACATCGCTGTACTCTGCATTGTTTGAAATGAATATTTTGTACTGTCGCCTAAATCAAGAAAATAGCTGTAACCAGATTTCCTATCTCCTGAATTTACAAATTGCGTAGCAAATAATCTATTACTTCCATTAGTCCTACTCTCGTTAAAAGTGCCACCAGAATCTCCATTTTGATAAGCATAATGATAAACTGTACCTGTTTCTAATGTTCCATTTTCATAAAATTGTATGCCTACACTCTCGCTACTTGTAGTTTGTCTATCAACAGATACAGTTGCAAAATGAACATCATAAATATCTTGTTTAATTGAAGTGAAATCTACGTTTAATGTTGTTGTAAATGTTTGTGTCTGTATCAATTCCAACTGCCCAAAATTAGTCCATTTATTTTCTGCATCTAGTTCATAAATATCTTTGAGTGTATAAATACCATTATTGTTTCTGAAGCTATTTTCTATTTGTGTTCCTATTCTGCCATATTCTGTACTCATCTAAACCTCATATTACTTTGAAAAGTGTGAAGCTACCACTTTCAATGTTTCCACTTGACATTTTAAAATTAACCCCATCACTTGCACTTTCAACAGTATGCACAATACCACCCTGCGCTCCTGTTAAAAAAGGTGTTGCATTAAAATGGCAAGTTTCATTAGTAAAAAAACTAAACTCCGAACTGTTATTAAAATTATAAAGGTAAATTATTTCCCTCTC